GGGCAAGAAGGTCGAGGGACTGTAGACCACGTTTGGCGAGTGTTTGAAAATGACTTTGAATACCTATGCAAGCATGTGAATATTAACGTCTCGTCACGTAGTGAGCGTACCGGAGACGATTGGAACATTGCGTGTGAGGGCACAATGACTATAGACAAAGAAACATCAACTATAAGTATTAACTAATATGAAAACACTTACATATCTATTACTAGGTCTTTTACTCGGTGGGTTTTTAGCCGTAGGAGTATCGTATGCGGACGAAACAACAATTAATTATAAAGGTCAACCTGTCCCCAGTGCTATGGCTCCTTCAATGTCGGCTTTCAGTCAAGATGTTTGCGGTATTGGTGTCAGCGGTGCTGTTAACGGGGGCGTATTTTCTGTAGCGGGTGGTACTATGATTACCGATAATAACTGCGTTCGTTTGCGTTGGGCTAAGTTCTTAAGCGACAGCGGCTTGAAGGTTGCGGCAGTATCTCTTGCTTGTGCAGCTACGCATGAAAACTGGGTTGCGATGGAAATGTCGGGTTCGCCCTGCCCTATAGGGGGTGCTATTGGTGATGCAGCAAGGAAGGCGTGGTATGATTTACACCCAAAATGGTTTGAGGAAATTTATGGTAAAGACTTCGTGCTTATCACTCCTCTGCCTGATTCTTCTAAGGAGTAGTTATGTTTATGCATATTGTTACGCAACTCAGTGGGCAGATTACGGCCCTGTTTACTCAAGCCTTGGCGTCGCTCAAGGCACTACTATGCAAGCTTGTCAACAACTTGCGTGTCAATATTACCCGGGCATACCAGAATGTGGTCAGCCTGTTCAGCCCCCTTGTGTTGACATTGTCGAAAATCAAAGCCTTGTTTGTGAACCTAATTACTCAGGTGCAATTAATCAAACAAGGACTAAAACTTGTAGTAACAACCAGTGGACAGATTGGGTCACAACTTCTAACAACTGTACGCCAAATCCCCCAAGCTGTAATCCAAGCGTTCAAGAAAGGCCAGTAGCATGTCAGGACGGGTTTGTAGGGACGATAACAGAACAACAGACAACGGCTTGCCCTACGCCATACAGTCCGCCTGTGATATCGCCTTGGGTGGAAACAATGAACTCGTGCGTCAAGAGCCCCACCAACGTAACGAACATGAGCAGTCCGTTGAATCCAGTCAGTCCATTAGCGCCAGCGATGCAGGAAGCAGCGCCACAACAACCAGAGCCACCAACGATGGAAATGCAGAGCATACAAGCTTCCCCTGCGCCCACTGCAACGACTACGACCCAAGAGACATCAGCTCCGCCGACTACATCGAGCGGGACTACGCCGAGTACATCGCAGCCACAAGTGCCAGCAGGGAAAACACTTGTTCCGGGGTTTGGGATAGTGATGAGCCTAGAAATTTTAAACAAGCCGATGCAGATTCAGGAGATTCAGTTGAACGACGCATTGGCATACCAGCAGGAGTTACCATATGAACTTAGAGGAAACCAAGGAATCTTACTCGAACTACTCAGCGAAAACGCTATTAGTAGTGGTTTTTGGGATATTAGCGCCACTAGGTGGGACAGTCTACGTAGGCATAACGACCTACAACCGAGTTATAGCGGCGACTGAAGCCATTGAAGCTAACAAGCCCTACGACGACGTTGAGTTAAAAGCCGAAGTAAACGCACTTAAGGTTCAACTGTCAGCACAACAAGCTTCAGTAAACGTAGTTAAAGACTCAATGGTGCAAACATCTAACCAATTAGTATCAATGCAAGAGAAGGTGTCTAACGCTATAGGCACAGCTAACGAGGCTAAAGCTATCACTAACGGTAACGTGCGTGAGACTGCAGCGTCTTTGATGGGCGTACGCGAAGAAATGAAAGCGACACGCGAAGGTATTGAATCACAACTTAAAGCACTAAAACGTGCTACCAGCAACCCACTAGGAAATTAATTATGTTATCTATTATCTCAGGTTTATTAGGTATCGGGTCTTCTGCCCTACCAAGTATCTTAGGCTTCTTCCAACAAAAGGGAGACCAAAAGCACGAAATGGCTATGGCCAGGCTACAAACAGAACGCGAAGCTGCTATGGCTGCAGCAGGATTTGCATCACAAGAAAAGATTGAAGCTATCAAGTTAGATGGTATAGAGATGCAGACTTACACCCAAGAACGAGAAGCGTTATATGCGCATGACATGAAAATCATGGACAAGGCTTCTCAAGCTACCGTAGATCTAAACGCAAAAGTACGTCCTATAATAGCGTTTACTTTTGTTGGCTTGCTTGTATTAGTAGACCTTGTTGGCTTAGGCTGGGCAATATATACTGGTGTTGAGTTTACGACGGCAATGAGCTTAGTCTTTTCTGATGATGAAATGGCAATTGTAAGTAGCATAATTGGCTTCTACTTTGGTTCTCGTCAATGGGAAAAGCACCGTGAAGGCAAGTAAAGAACTATTTAAAATGCTTAAACACCACGAGGGCGTTCGGTACAAACCGTATCAATGCCCTGCAAAACTTTGGACGATAGGCGTCGGGAGTGTGCTGTATCCAGAACAAGCAAAAATACCGTCAAGTATAGATGGTATGGAAAGGCGCAAGGCGTGGCCTGTTAAACCAGAAGATAATCGTAGATGGAGTGAGGAAGAAGTTGACAAGTTATTGGCTAAGGATGTCGCACGATTTGAACGAGGGCTTGCCCGTTATTTACCTATACGACTTTCACAGAATGAATACGATGCTATTCTTAGCTTTTGCTTTAATCTTGGTCTTGGTACATTTCAGCGGTCAACCCTCCGTCAAGCGCTTTTACGCGGGGATAAAGTCATGGCTATGCAAAGTCTTCTCAAGTATAATAAAGCCGGTGGTAAGGTCTTGAAAGGACTAGATATACGCCGCAAAGACGAAGCAGCACTGTTTAGGAAAGAATAACATGCCATTATCCAAACTTGTATTTAAACCAGGGATTAACAAAGACCAGACTAACTACGCCTCTGAGGGTGGTTGGGCGGATATGGATAAGGTTCGCTTTCGTTCAGGCTACCCTGAAAAGATTGGCGGTTGGTTAGTGCAGACGTTCCAACAATATGCTGGCGAAGCACGGCTATTATTTCCTTGGGGTTTAACTACCGGCGCGTCAATATTATGTATAGGCACAAACGAAAAAATATACGTCACGCTAGGCACTACGCTATATGATATTACCCCGATCCGTGAGACCTTCACAACCTCTACAACTCCATCAACTGACAATTGCTTTGGTACAACTAACGGCTCTACTACAATATTAGTTACACTTGCGGGTCACGGCGCTGACGAAGGCGCGTATGTTACGTTTAGTGGCGCAGCTGATGTGGGTGGAGTGCTAGCCGCAGAATTAAACCTAGAGTTTAAGATTAGCAATGTTACAACAAATACTTTTGAAATTACGGTAGCCACTGCAGCAACGTCAACAGTAGCAGCGGGCGGCGGCACTGCCATAACAGCAGCGTTCCAAATCAATATTGGTTACTCAATGGTCACTGCTGGTTATGGTTGGGGTACGGGAACTTGGGGTCGCGGTACTTGGGGGTCAAGCTCAACAGTACCTGTATTTAACGATGCCCGACTATATTCTGCGGACAATTTTAATGACGATTTGATAATTAGCGTATCCAATGGAGACGTATACTATTGGGCATATGACTCTAACTTTAATACCCGTGCAGTTTTAATGTCGTCACTAGGCGGAGCAGTTGCAGTACCACAACAAGTAGGCACCCTAATATTTGCACCATCAGGGCATTTAATTGCGCTTAGCTGTACGGAATACGATGCTGGTGCCGCTTCTCCTGATTACTTAGGCGCTCTTAACCAGTTATTAATTCGATGGGCAAATGTATCTCCGGATACTGGACCAGACCCAACAAATTGGAAACCAGAGTTAACTAATACTGCTGGATTTTTGTACTTGCAATCTGGGACAAGTATTATTACTGCATTCCACGCTAAACAAGAAACGCTAGTTTGGACAGATATCTCGCTATCATCAATGCAATTCTTAGGCACTGCAGAGGTATTTGGCGTTCAAGAAGTCGCTAATGGTATATCAATTATAGGTGGCAATGCTATTGCTTCGGCTAACAACGTTATCTATTGGATGGGCAACGATAAGTTCTATACCTATAACGGACGGGTTGATACGCTACCTTGCACTATAAGACAGTTTGTATTTGAGAATATTAACCGCCAACAAGGGCAGATATTCTTTGCGGGTACTAATAATCAGTTTAATGAGATTATATGGTTTTATTGCACGGCTAACGCAGTCGAAATTGACAGGTACGTTATATATAACTATGCAGACAACATTTGGTACTATGGCAATATTAATCGAACCGCTTGGGTTGATGCTGGTGTGTTTAATTTCCCCCTTGCCGCACATGATGGCTGGGTCTACACACATGAATCAGGTAATAACGACGGGCAACCGCTAGGTGCACCCCCTGTAGGCATGGACTCGTTTATTCAATCGGCTGACGTTGATATTGAAGACGGTGATAAGTTTATGTTAGTTCGTCGGGTTATTCCAGATATTAACTTTACAAGCTCAGAAACTACTAACCCAGTAACTGGCGCACCTATAACCCCTGAAGCCACTGTTACTGTTGGGGTACGGAACTTCCCTGGAGCTGCAAGTTCAGACATAAACGCATCGGGTGTAGCAACTGATAGGCCGATTATCACCACCACCGCTACGGTTAACCAATATACAAACCAAGTATTTATTAGGGCTCGTGGTCGTCAGATGAACTTTAGGATTGAGTCTAGTGGCGTTGGTACGCAGTGGCAGTTGGGTATGCCTAGAGTTGATGCACGCCCAGATGGGACAAGGGGATAATAATGGCATTAAAATCATTTGCTCCACCTAGCTTTCCATTACCCCCAACTGAATACTCCCCACAGTATTTTGACCAGCTAGTGCGTTCATTAAACTCGTATTTTAGGCAATTAGGCTCGACAAACCCCATTGTTGTTGATAGTATTACACTAAATAATTTACCAACCAGCGCAACAGGATTGCCCGTCGGAAGTGTTTGGAACGATGCCGGCACTTTAAAGATAGTTACTTAAGGATATAGTATGTCAGGACATCAATTAGCACAAGGGGTAGCAAGCCTAGGTCGTAATGGCGAGTCAATGCTTGTGCACATGCAGCCACGGGAAGTGGCGGGTCTTCAGGCTCTTGCAATGCAAGGTGGTGGTACATTAACTATTAACCCCGAAACAGGTTTACCAGAAGCAGGTTGGTTCGGCGATATCCTAGGTGCAGTTGCACCTATTGCGTTAGGTGCGTTCTTAGGCCCAGCAGGGTTAGGCATGAGTGCTTTAGGTGCGGGTATGACTACCGGCGCACTAGGGTTTTTAGCTACCGGTGATTTAATGTCTGGTATTGGCGCGGGCTTAGGTGGGTACGGTGGTAGTAATTTAGCCGGTAATTTAAGCGCGTTTGGCTCAGCTCCAGCCGTAGAAACAACTAAACTCCTTCCAAATATTGCAGAAAGTGCTACTACCGCAGCTCCAGATTATCTTGCAGCTCAGGCATCAAGCGGACTAGGTGGTATGCAAGCGATACCACAAAACTTAGTTGGTACAGTAGGCGGTAATACCCTAGGTGCAATGCAAGCTATTCCTGATAACTTAGTTGGTTCTATAGGAAACGTAGGGGAAAGCACTCTAGGTGGCTTGAAATCAATACCACAAAACTTAGTTGGTACTGTAGGTCAATCTGTTGGAGAAGCAGCGGGTACAGGTTTAATGTCTACAACTCCCGTAGGTATGGGTGGTCTAACTCAAGGTGTAGCTGATACTACCATTAACTCAATAGGTAACGTAGCCCAAACAGGCGCAATGGATAACATTGGTTCTGGCGTAAGTAAATTAATGCAACCTGGCGGGATGGGTAACTATTCAGATTTCTTAAAGGCTGGGTACAAGGACGCAGCGGGCAATCTTATTCAAAATTCACCTTGGATGGATGCTCTTACTGTTGCGTCTCCGTTATTAGCTATTCAACCAGACGTGCCAGGCGTTCCAGAAGATACCAGTTACCAAATGAAATATGAAGGTCCGTACACTGCACAAGACCGTGGCCCAAGAACGTTTACAGAACAAGAACTATTAGCTAATCAGGCAGCAGGCTCTCCAGAGCTTTCTTATTTTAATGACGCTAACCCATACCCAGGTTTCAACAAAGCGCCAGGCTATGCTCAAGGTGGGATGACTACTGGCGGGGTTGCAAATTTATATAGTAGCCCAGACGGTACAGCGGCACAAAACACACTAAACGAAGGTTACGGCTTAGGTCGACTAAATAACCTAGCGTCAGCAGCAGCTACAGAAAATGCAAAAGTAGTTGGCTTCGATGTAGGTGGCGCAGTTCCTTATATGCCTGGTGCTGCTTCTTATGGTATTGCTCCAACCGATTTATCACAAGTAGCAGCTATACCAACTGCTGGAGGGGCAGAAGCAAGTACACCTAGCGGGCTTAGCTCATTATTAGGCAATGCAATTACTGACCCAATGGGTAGAACTACTAACGATACGCGGGGTGGTATGGACGGTAAAGGCGGCCAAGACATGACTCCAGGAGGAATGGCTTCTTTTGCAATAAATGGGTTTAATAGAAATAACACTGCTAACCCATCCGTTGCGGCACTTACTATGCAAGACTACATCAACGCAGCCCAACGAACATATAACCCAGCGGCCTCCGTGATGACAGGCTCAATGCCTGGTGCAATAGAGCAAGCACAATTCTCTAACATCAACCCACAACAACCTACCATGAAAGCGGCTGGCGGCGGGTTAAAAGATGGCGGCTTTGTAGTTCCAGCAGACGTGGTTAGTCACTTAGGTAATGGTAGTACTGATGCAGGTTTAGCAGCTTTACAAAAACGCCATAATGCTCGTCCTATCCGTGGTGCAGGTGATGGCATGTCTGATTCAATTAAAACTACGATTGACGGTCGACACCCAGCTCGCGTTGCAGACGGCGAAGCATATATACCACCAGAGCAAGTAAAACGCAGTGGCGGTGCTAAGAAGTTCTATGCAATGATGGATAAAGTTCGTAAAGAACGTACAGGCTCTAAGAAACAAGGTAAGAAAATTAACCCTAATAAATACATGACCGCCTAGGAAATGCAAGTATCTTTTGTACCTTTAGAATACTTAGAAGTAGTATGGCCTCAAATTGAAGGTTATTTAGACGGAGCCGCTAGGTACTCGTATGGTAGGTTTAAAGTAGAAGATATTAAGCACGGCATTGAAACTAAGCCACAGCAGTTGTGGGTAGCATATGAAGATGAGTTTATTTACGGTGCAGTAGTAACAGAAGTTGTGGCGTACCCACAGATGAAAGCATTAGATACCCATTTTACTGGTGGAATTGAGCTACCGAAATGGAAAACACCTATGTTAGAAGTATTGCAGAAGTTCGCAAAAGATAACGGGTGCAAAATTATTGAGAGCTACGGACGCCCAGGTTGGGAAAAAGTATTTACGGATGATGGATTTAAAAAGCGGTTCATGTTTTATGAATTGCCTGTGGAGAAAGAAGCATGAGATATAACCACCTAGAGATGTTGCCAGAAGAGGCATTCCAGAAAGTTGGTAAAACTATTAAGTTATACGGCAAGGGCGGCGGTGCACCAGCCCCTACTAACCAAACGGTTACGCAAACTAACTTGCCTGAATACGCTCGTCCGTATTTTGAAAACTTATTAAATCGTACACAGGCACAATCATACCAAGGGTACCAACCATACGGGGCTGCTCGTGTAGCGGGCTTTACTCCTGAACAACAAGGTATTCAACAAAACTATTCTAACTTGAGCACACCAGGTCAGTTTGGTCAAGCAACTCAAGGTCTTAATGTAGCTGGTGGCATGGGTATGGCTGGTGCAGGTGCGGGTTTAAGTCAAGCTCTAGCATATCAACCTACCAACTATAATGCACAACAAGTAGGGACTCAACAATTTGGTCAAGGCGCTGCGGATTACTATTCAAGCCCGTACCAACAAAACGTTACTAACATTGCCTTACGTGAAGCACAACAAAAAGGTGCCCTAGATAAAAACGCATTGATGAGTGGTGCTATTGGCCGTGGTACATTTGGTGGAGCTAGGAACGCGCTATTACAGGCAGAACAAAACCGGGGCTTAAATCAACAACTTGGTGATATCCAAATGCAAGGTAGCCAACAAGGCTATTTAAATGCACAACAACAATTCAACGCAGACCAGGCTCGTGCACAACAAGCAGCACTAGCTAACCAACAAGCAGGCCTATCTGCAAACCAACAAAACGTACAAGGCCAACAATATGCGGCTGGTTTAGGGCAACAACTATACGGTACAGGTTTGAGTGGTATTCAGCAGGCTGCGACTGGCTTAGGTGCATTAGGTTCTACACAACAAGCATCTGATTTAGCTCGTCTAGGCGCACAACAAAGTTCAGCCGCACAACAACAAGCATTGCAACAAACACAACTTGATACTGCATACCAAGACTTCTTACGTCAACGTGACTACCCACAAGAACAACTTGGCTTCTACAGTAACATTCTCCGTGGATTACCTGTACAATTGGCGTCTACTACTCAATCTTATCAAGCACCTCAAAGTATTGGTGCACAGATTGGCGGTTTAGGTTTAGCAGGCTTAGGCTTAGCTAACGCATTAAAATAAGGATAAGATATGCAACAGAACATGCGCCCCATTACTAAACCGGACTTAAACAGTATTTTTGAATCTATGCTTGCTATCCCTGCAAATGTTAGGGCCCAGCATGTTAATGCTTATTTATTGACGGGTTCGCCTGAACAAAAACTAGCAGCGGCAATGATTAAAGATATGCCTCAAAGTCAAGCACCAGCTGCACCTGCTCAAGCTCCAACACAAACAGTTATAGACCAAAAATTAGCCCAAGTAGAACCAGGCATTGCTGCACTTCCAGTAGCCGAAGGTATGTTTGATGGTGGCGCTTATGCAGGTGGTGGCATAATTGCATTTGACGATGGTGGTGATGTTCCTGGGTATGCAACTCAAGGTGAAGTAAAAGCAGCATCTCCAGTGGGTCGTTGGTGGGAAGGTAGACAAGCTGTTGGTGATGAGTACTTACTAGCTGAAAAATTACGTGCTGACCTCCAATCTAAATATGGTCCTAAAGCTGGGCTAGGTGGGTTATTCATGGAGCAATCTGACGTAGAACGTGAACAGGCACAGGCTATATCTGAAAGACTACCTAAAATGTCTCTATCAGAATTGCAATCATTAAGCCAATCTGGAACATTATCACCAGTTGCAGCAGCACCTGCACAAGCTAAACCAATAGCCGCAATGCCAGCAAGAGATAAAGTACAAGAAGCAGCTGATGCAGCCGCGCCAGTTACTAAGTCCCAATCATTCTCTTCTAAACTAGGGGATTTGGATTGGACTAACATAACGGACAATAGCTCTGAATATGAAAAGTTAAAACAAACAGTACGAACTCCTGAAGCACTAATCGCAGAGCGTGCAGGTTTAATCGGTATAGACCCTAACCGAGCCAGAAATGATGAACGGTTAAAAGCCATGGAAGAAAAAACAGGTAAGGCTGAGGAAGCTGCACCGTGGATGGCATTAGCACAATTTGGCTTGGGTATCGCTGGCGCTAGAAAAGGCCAAGAAGGCGAAGCTATTAGCAAGTCAGGTATTAATGCGCTACAAGGTCTTTCAGTAGCTAAAGATAAAGTAGAAGCTGCACGTGAAAAACAATTCGATTTATCTACTCGTCAAGCACAAGCTGACCGTGCTGAAAAAGTAGCCGCTGCTGATTACGGTATACGTAGTAAAGAACACACAGAAGCACAAAACCGCGCTGCAGAACTTGCTAAGATTGGATATAAAACTGACCTTGAAGTTAAAAATGCTACCGGCGCGTATGATGCTAAGAAAGCTAAAGTTGCAGCTCAATTAGATTTGAAAAAACTAGACCAAGCAGCCGCACAACATTCACAAACAATTGCTATGTATGAAAAACGAATGAAATCTGCGGATGCGGCTACAGCAGCTAAACTAATAGCAGCTAAACAAACAGTCATGAAGAACATGCAATCAGACCCTGCATATACGGACGCATATCTTGCGCTTAAAAAGAAGTATAATAATGACGTAGGGAATGAAATGTTTAAAGGCGAGTTAGCACTCTTACGAAACGGTTACGTTGCTAATGCATTAGGTCAAGTTCTAGAAGCGGATGAGGGGATTAAAACTGCTGATTCTCTCTTGGCTGGGGACTAAACCATTTAAGGAATTGTTATGATTGTTAATTTACCTAAGTTAGGCCCAGTCAAGTTTAGAGACGACCTAACGCAAGAGCAATTTCTAGCCCAAGTACAACAACTATCAGAAAAGCATGATTTTAAACTCCCAGGACCTGATTATGGTCTAATGGGCTCGTTTACTAAAGGTGTATCCCGCGGGGCAACTCGTATGGGCGAAACCTTTGGAGATATCCTCCCTGCCCTAGGTGCAAGTGCATTGGGTTTTGATGACTATGCTAAAGCTCAAATGGCAGAAGCTAAAGCTACTGAAGAGCAACTAGCCCGAGAAAACCCCGCACAGTTTGAATCCTACAAGCAAGTTGAAGGCGTGGGCGACGCTGCTAGATACGCGCTAGAAACATTAGGGGAAGTAACTCCTGATATGGCAAGTATGTTGGTCCCCGGCGGTATTGGTGGAGCAGTAGCTAAACGAGGTGCCGCTAAACTTGCAGAAAAAGAATTAGCAGGTATAACTCCGGGACTTGTAGAGACAGGTGCCTCTGCTGAAGAATTAGCGCATGTTGCTGGTCGTGTCGGTGCAGAGAATGCTGCGAGGCAGCAGGCTAAAGGTCAAGGGGTTGGTGTATACCTCGGTTCATTTGCAATGAACACCCCTGAAGTATTTCAAAGTATCTATCAAGACTCCGGACAATTAGCTCCCGGCGCGTCATTATTATTCGGGTCAGTTAGTGCTGCACTAGATTCTGTTCTGCCTGCCACAGTATTGAGGTCACTATCCCCCGCAGGTAAAGCGGCTATCACTGGCAAAATATTAGAGCAGTCTGGCATGCGTCCGGGCTTAGCCAAAAACATTACCAAGTCAGCGCTTTCAAGTCTAGGTACCGAAGGTCTAACTGAAGGTGCTCAAGAAGCACTAAATATTGCGGCCGAAGGGTTTGTAAATGAAAACCGTGATATGTGGACTGATAAAGACTTTAACCGTATCGTTGAGAGTTCAGTTCGTGGTGCTATTGCGGGTACTCCGTTTGGTGCTATCCAAGGTGCAGCTAAAAATGCGCAAGAGAAAGCCGTAGAACAACAAGGTATTGCTAGAGAAGAAGCAGCTAGACAACAACAAATAGATGTAGCAATGGCAGAACGTCAACGTCAAGCTGACATGGTAACTCAAGCACAACAAGCACAAGAGCAAGCAGCCGCACAAGCAGCACAACGTTCTCAAGCAAATCTACCTATGGACTTACCGGGTATGGAACCGGTTGCGGGTTTTACTCAAGGTGAAGTTGGCCCTGCTATGCCTACGGAAGAAACTGCACAAGCGGAACAAGTTGCTGCAGGGCAAGAGTCTTTATTTGGCGCAACAGGTAAACCAACTCCTGAAGCACTTTCATCTGTGAAGATGGCGGCGCAACAACAAAAACAAGCGGAAGCGCAAGCTAAAGTAGACCAAAAGCAAGCACTAGCGGAGTTAGCTCCTAAACAATTTGACATCATGCAGAACGTTCGCATGAAAGAAAGCAACTTATCGCCTACATCTCCGCTACAACAACTAATAGCACAAGCTTCTGACTTCGGCCCTAAAGTAAAAGCAAAACAAATAGAAGCTGCACGTACCGAGCCTACTTCAGTTACATCCGACCAAACATGGAAAGACCTAGGTGTTGGCCCTACAGCTATATTGCGCAAAGAAGGCGCTTTAAACAACTTAGATATTACCAAACAGGAAGATGTTGATAGATTACATGCGGGCCTTGATATCTACTTAGCCCAATCTAGGTTGAGCCCTAAGTTACAGGAAAGCGTAACTAAATTTAAAGCCGCGTTGCCTCCTGCAATAGTAAAAGAAACCGCCCCAGTTGTAGCCGAAAAAGCTACGACCGAAGCCCCTTTAGAAACACTTCAAGCAAAAGAAGCACTACAGGCAGAACCTATTGAAGAGACATGGGATAATTTTGATACCGGCGTAGCGTTCCAAGACATGCCTAAATACTTGCAAGAAGAAGTAGTGTCTTTACATGGCAAAAACAAATTGACTCAAGAAGAAGCTGACTTCTATGCAAGCGAAGCTAAACGTAACGAGCCTGAAGACATAGTTGAAGAAGCACCGGTAGAAGAAGCTGTAGCTGAAGAAGCGCCAATTAGTAAAAAAGAAGCCGAGGCTAAAGTTGCAGGAAATAATTTAGATGACGCAATGGAAAAGTTTGAAACACTTCTAAAAGATGAGTCTGCTACCCCAAAACAAATTAAAGCCGCAGATGATAAAGTAACCGCTGCTAGAAAAATATACAATAAAGCAACGTATTTAGATGAATCTGAACCGGCAGTAGAACCAGCACCCGCGCCAAAAGCGGCTAAGAAACCCAAAGCTAAAGCTAAGAAAGTAACTCAGGCCGAAGTAAATAACTCTACAGATATGGTCGAGGCAGTGCATGCTGCAGTAGAGGCCGAACTTACTCCGGAAGAACTATCTAGGGTTAACGAACACTATGGCACTACGGATTCTAATGTTGCCCTAGATAAGTTTACTGAAGACTTTACTGACTGGGTATTCGCAGGCGCAAAGAACGCGCAGCATAAATTAGCTGACCTATTTAATAAAGTATGGCTATCTGTTAAACACGGCATGTTGTCCGTGGCGATGTTGGTGAATCTCAATCCTGCCAATACTCAAATACATACTGTAAATATACCGGTAACAACCTATACAATAAAACAAACAGTTGAGCGTCCGAAGGTAGACTTTAAAAACGTAGCTGTTCCTGGCTATATTCAACAAGTCGCCGATAACCGCATGAGGGCTAACCCAAATAAACCTATTGCAATTGTAGATAAGCAAATGGGGTTGACCTATGTGATTGATGCAAACGGCGTACTAGCTGGTAAATCTGCGTCTCTTACAGGTAAAACTAAAGGGGATGTTAGGTCCGAAGCAGCTAAAAAGACAGCGAACGTAGAGTCAATAGCAGAAAAAGATAAAGTTACTGAAGCAGGGATGTTTGATGCGAGTGTAAAAAATGTTCCTCACTACGGTAATGTTATTACACTGCAAATATTTGATAACTACTCTATCGCCATGCATCCAACCTATTTAGGTGCACCAGCTGAGCAACGCCAAGCACGTTTAGAATCTGCTACTCCTGAAGATAACCGCATCTCTTTTGGCTGTATCAATGTGCCTAACGAGTTTATGCAAAACGTAGTATTTAAAGTTATCCCTAAAGGGGTAAAAAGCTTTCCTATAGTTGTAATACCAGAGTCAAAATCAATTCAAGAGTTCTTCCCAACAGAAGACTTCGCAAGCTCTGAAACTAAGTATATAACTAAAACTGCACAAGGTACTGCCGCAAGCACGCCCGATAAAACAACCCCTAAAATGGCTGCTACTCGTGAAGAGCTAACTAGAGAACAAGCTGCTGCTAACTTAGGTGCTGCCTTATCTGCTATATTTGAAACTAAATTTAATATCGTTCCAGGTGAAACTCCGCCTGACATATTAAAAGCAATCACTCAAATGATTGAAGTACTTATCCGTGATGGCGCACGTTCTCTTGGTGAAACAGTAGCTGCTATTCGTAAGGACTTAGGCGAAGCCGCATTCCGTAGAGTAAACAAAAAAGATATTGCTCGCATATACAGAGAGAAATCTAAAGAGCGGGAAAAAACTAGGAAGACTGCTAACGTTAAACAAAAAGCCCAAGAAGCTTCAAGTGAGATTGGAATTGCAGATACTGTACTAGATAACTTACCTGAGCCAAAACCAGCAATAATAGAAGGTGCCTTAAATGCGGTATCAACCGTACCAGACTCGCTCAGGAAGGGCGCTTTAGGGTTTATGAGCCTACCTAACCTAGTCGAAGTTTTTGGCAAAACTTTCCCTACATTAAAAAATCTTTTGACAGCGGTTGAATACCGTGGTGCTCGTAGTATTGAGTATCGTGAGCAAGTTTCTAGAATTGTTAATAAAGGGTCTAAGCTTATTAAGGCAATGACACCTGCACAGGTGAAGCATTTTAACGACCTTATACTAGATATCTCTCGTCTTAAACTTGACCCACGCCCTAAAGCATTGGAAAAAGACCCTACCTTAGTTAATAATCCTTTAATTAAACAGTTCAAAGCTTTACCACAAGCACTACAAGACTACGCAATAGAGCTTGCTGACCAATACGAAGCATACGGCAATAAGTATTTAGATTTACTAATCAATCAAATCCCTCAGCAAAACAACAGGGAGTATTTGACTTTAGTAGAGAAGATGAAGGCTAAGTTTGAAGCTGGCCGCATACCATTCTATTTGCCATTGCTACGTTCCGGGGAATACTGGGTTTCGTTTACTGATACTAATGGAGAACGTGTAGTATTTGCTAGAGAGTCTAAACGACAACTAGACGAGGTAGTAAGCGCCATCGAAAAAGCTGGTGGGACTAATATTCAAAGATATACCCAGATAGCGCAAATTACTCACCGTTCTGCACCACCTACCGGATTTATGGCGGGTGTTATTTCAGACCTACAAAAAGCTAAAGTAAACGATGAAGTAATCAACGACATCTATAGGTCTTACCTAGACTTGTTCCCAGCTGAATCCTTGAAGCAACAGTTCCAAACCCGTAAAGGGGATAAAGGGTACACATCAGATGTAGTTCAGGGCTTTGCTGCAGTTGGTAGTCGTATGGCGCATCAACTTGCTAACATGGAGTATGCACCTGATATTGGGAATGCTATTAAAGGCGTCAAGTCAGTATACGAAGCTAACCCTTCAATGGCTAACCGTGACATATACGATAACATTGCATCTCAAGAACAGTTCCTAAGCAACCCAACTGCGGCACCTTGGGCATCTAGGCTTTCTTACTTCAGCTACCTATCTTACATTACAGGTAACGTTTCTTCTGCAGTTATCAACTTAACTCAGTTACCCATCGTTGTTTACAGCTTACTAGGTGGTAAGTATGGGTTTGGGGAAGCCGCTAGTGCAATGTCTAGAGCTACTAAGATGTACTTTGCTGGCGGCCTAGATAACAACTCCGAGTTTATGCCTGACCGCACTTTTGGTACTAATGCCAAAGGAGAATACGCAGACTTATATAAAGTGGCCGTAGACCGTTCTGCTATACGTCGTGGTGTTGGCTATGAAATGACTGAAATGCGTAAGGTAAGCACTGAAGACTATACCGGCATTCGTTCTAAGGTTGAGCATGGCCTTGGGTTCTTGTTCCAAAACTCAGAGCGCTTTAACCGTGAAGTAACATTAATTGCCACCTTTGACCTAGCTAGAAAATCAGGCATGTCTAAAGAAGAAGCAATTGAAGAAGCTATCCGTGTAAACACATCTGCACATAGCCATGCGCTAACTGATGCAGGTCCTAGGTTCTTCCAACAAGGCTGGGGTAAAGTTATGTTTACCTTCAAACGCTTTGCTCAGGCACAAATTTATTTAGTAGGTCGCTTAGCTCAACAAGCATACGCAGGTGAATCTAAAGAAGTTAGGGATATTGCACGTAAACAACTTACCGGTATCTTTGGCATGGCCTACTTATTCGCTGGTGTTCAAGGCATGCCTCTATATGGCGGCGCTACTTTAGTAGCATCTACGTTAAATGCGGCTTTGGGTGATGATGACGAACCGTTTGATGCAGATGAATCTGTGCGTACTGCCATTGGTGATTTAGGTTACAAAGGTCCGCTCAATCAGTTGCTCAACATCGACATCGCTTCTCGTACTGGTTTCAATGGTATGTTGTGGCGTGACGATAAAAAACGTTTGGCAGATGTTGGTCCACTTATCTACGCTATCGAACACATGATGGGCCCAGCTTATTCCGCCTTAGTTACGAACCCATCTCGTGCACTTGACGAGCTACAAAAAGGCCACAACGAACGAGCCATTGAAGCGGTAATGCCATCCTTTATTCGTAACGGTATGAAGGGTATTCGCTATGCAACTGAAGGCGCACTCAACTCTAAAGGCGCTCCGATTGTAGAGGATATCAACGCATATAACCTAGCAATGCAAATACTTGGGTTTACCCCCGCTACTCTTAGTGAAGCGTATGCTCGTGCTGGGTCTATGAAACAGGCTGAAAAATATATCGGAGAAAGAAGGGGTGCGTTACTAGATAACTTATACCTCGCACGTACTACCGGAGATACGGATGGTATGATGGATATAAATGAAAAAATAGCTAACTTCAACTCAATCCACCCTGAACCTGGAATTAAAATTTCACAAGATACTATCAATAAATCGTACACTGCACGTGAGAATGCACTTAAAGATACGGTAGATGGCGTTCGTTTAAATCCAAAAATGAGACCATACTTAGTAGAAAACTTTGGTTCATAAAAGAAAACCCCGCCGAAGCGGGGTCTGAGGGGGTACTAAGCGACGGGGAATCGCAAAAGCATCCTATACTAAATTCGCCAAACGCGCAAGCCATATATGTCGTTTTCTACGACAAATTTAATAACTATTCGGAACTTCAATCTTTGTGTAACCTTAGTTACGTAGTTCGCTACGGGCACCCTATTGATACATGGGATAAAAATAGAAGTGCCCACATCAAACTTAGACCACTGTATCTCTATCGGCAGACCCAGTACTGATAGCATCTTCTAGCGCCTTTTCATCAAAGTTAGGAAGTTTAGTAGCATCGAAGTGAAGTACCGCAATGCCGTTCATTGCACTAAACGAAGTACCTGCACCCAATCGTTTCTTGTTCTCATCAGAGATTAATGCATTTGATTTCTTGTGTGGGCGTAGAGATTCGTCGAACCCAATTTGCAACTTCTGACAATATTGACGGTATGCCGCGGTTGACACATATAGTGCCTTGGTATCAGGCTCGTACCTAATAGACATAACCTTACCGCGTGGCTCACGTATAGCCTGTGAATCTAAGCTAGTGCGTTTGTCTTTAATACCGTTAGCGATAACCATTTCATCTAAGTGACTGTACAAGTAAGCTGATATGCTTTCTGCGGGGTCGGCAATAAATTTCTTAACGCTTACACGTGACGCCTTGATGTGGTCAACAATAAAATGCATTACAGGTATATGGTCGATATCGTGTATGCCTAGGCGTCTTGAGATAATACCCGCGGTAATTGCTACGGATGCCATCACTAACCAAAAACGTTCTGATGGTTGAGCGTCTGATAACTTCTCTATGCGCTGTTGCACTTGCTCCATCAAGTCCTTTACTCCCTCTAGGTTAGCTACAAGGTATTGAGCGAATGGACGAATAGCATGCCCGTAGTTGTCGTATAGTTTACCGAAGTGAGTACGTGACCATGTTGGGTCTGCATCTTCATCCTTCTCAATATAGAACTCTAGTAAACGGTTTAGCTCACCATCAGGGATTGCTTTAAGTGATAGTAAGTCATCTACTAACGAACTGTTGCCGGTACTAATCAGTGCTGTTTCCCATGAAGTTGTATTCACTCGGATACCGCTTTCCTGTGCTTTTGCCTTGTGCTTAGCACGGCCTTGTGTTGCTTGATAAACTACGTCTGACTTCTCAAGCGGAGGCATGTTAGTAATCTCATCAAACAATGCAGGTAGGTTATGCAGTGTACCCATGATTTGCATCTTGGAGTTTTGCGTATCCTTAGCGTTAACAATCTGTGGTTTCGGATTACCATAGATACTTGCGATAGCGTGTAGGATTGTAGACTTACCTGAACCCGATGCGTTACTCATCAAGTGCAATACAAAACCTTCTACGTTAGTATGACGGACTAATAGTGAGCCAAACCCTAAGAAGAATGCAAATGCACGAGGCTCCATACCCGCCTTACCGTATACATTAACTACTTCTTTCCACACATCAAAGCTACCTTTAATTTGGTACGTAGGTATGAACGCTAAGGTTTGTGTTGTTGGAGGGCTGTGCCTAATTTCTGTTGCTCGTATTTCATCACTCCCGATAATAATTGCGTCGTTTTCCGGAGTCCACCCGAACTGAGTACGGGCATGTTCTAATTCATTGGTTGTTTGCATTTGCTCAACCCATTTTGCTGCATATGACATAAGTAAATCCACCTGTTTTGGTAATACTGCCATCCCATGATGTGCAAGAGTATCTCGGAATTTATCCCTAGACATAATAGATGCTAGGGGTGCCGCAAACTCTATAACACCATCTTTTGGCGAGTGTAGTTTAAAGACTATTGTGTGCCCCAGTTCGGGGTCCTTAATTCGTTGTGTTGCATAGAAGTCGTGGGTATAAACTAATACATCCGGCTCATCCTCATCGCCCTTCTTGTACACGCCACCTAACTTGCCCCTAACAAATGGGAATGGGTACGGCGGTATTGTGTACGTTACTTGCTCTTTTGTTTCTTTATCTGTTGTTACTACAACATTGTCCTCAGCGGTAGCTTCTATAACTGATGAATCTAGTTTTAATGGTGTCGAGATTTTATGTGGACATCCCTCGCACCCAATAGGGTTTAGCTGTTTAAAGGTATCGCAGTAATGGGGTTTAGTATCTGCGGCTTTAGCTAACGCTGTTTCTCTGTTGTAGTCATGGTGTTTCTCAGAGATTTTAATGATTGCGAACTCTCTATCTACGCACTTATCTGCAATAGATAACCCTGCTCGCCATAAATCGTAACTAATAGTTTCTTGATTTTCGTATATGTATTTTAGTTGGTTACATCCCTCTCCCTTCATGCTCTTCTGCATGATGCGTTTAAACGAGTGCTCCATGTTACCCATTGCTCGTTTAGTAGTTTCGTCTAACGCACCGTAGTTTAATCGTTTACCTGCAATAGCAAGACCGCCGCTATCCGATGGGAATAGTTCTTTAAATACGCTGAACGGACTAACTACACCGTCTGTAACAATCGATACAGGTAGTGGGTTGTTCGGGTCTTTCAAATGCATAGTTCCCGGGATGCGCAATACCCTCGCACCATCTGCAGGTACACTTAAATCAATATCAAACTTATGCGCGATACATGATTTCTTAAATGCTTCTGCGTGTGGTATCCAGTCGTTATACGACACAGCTTCTGTAAACGGCCAGTATGCATGTAGTCCGCGGCCTGATGAAACCACCGTAGGTTTGGGCATACCAACTTGCTTGCAGTACTGGCGTAATGCTTTCATACCATCCACAGCATTGGCATAGGGCTTTCCTTCCCCACAATCAATGTCTAGGTAGTAAGACTTTAGTTCGTTTATATTGGCAACAATACGGGATTTGGTTGTTTTAAAAGACGCCAATGCGAAGAACGCATCAAACCCTTTCTCTACAAACCCTGCTGACTTCTCCAACAACTCATCAATAGTTTCAATGCCTATTTGACGTACTGTGTTAGAGGCTTCCCCGTCCCCTTGCTTTATTCCAAACAGAAAGTATTTACCACCTGCGGGCAATACTGATTCTAAAAATTCCTTTGGAGTATTCATACCGTCCTCAACCGTTAAAATTATAGGGGCAAAGCACGACGGCAGTGCTCTTTTGGTGGCTAACCTAGCCCCCCATTACTTGCTAACCTGCTACATGCAATTCATGAAGCAGAACATTAATCTTCTCATGGTGTCGTCTAGGGACGTTGCTTTCCCCTTTGAACCATGCGTAGACGGTAGTACGAGATACCCCAAAGTGCTTGGCTATTTTCATTACTGGAACATTTGACATAATACAGGCAAGGGCTAACTGCACCCCCACCATCGTATTATCTGCCGCGTTAACGTCGTCGATGAATCCCGTAGAATAGCCTCGTGTAGAAGCTACCATGATTACTCCTCATCATCCCAAGTGCTTAGGATAGAAGACATATCTGCTTTTGGTGCAGGTGCTGCTTCTTCTTTCTTAGCCTTGACTACGACTGGCTCGGACTCTGCTGCCTCAACTTTTGCTTCCGGTGCTGGTGCAGGGGCCGCTGTTGGTTTAGGGGCTGCGATAGCTGCTTGGGCCGCTTTTGGTGGAGCTACAGTCATCGTGACACAACGCTTAGCCGCTTCTGATTTGCCTTTCTCCATGGCATTCATGAACGCGTCGTTATCTAGATAGCTGATAGGTTTGAAAGTAAGTTTCGGTGTATCTGCATTAATATCAAACTTCATTTCAGTAACCACTGCAGAGACAGGCACACCTTGCGCACCTAAGTAACGGCCATACGCTTGTAAAGGCATACGACCATTATCTGCATCACCGAAGATTGAAGTAGCTGATAAGTCTAATTGATACACATCGCCGCGTGGGTCATTCTCTAACAACACAGCAACACGTTGACGGTAACGGCAAGCACGTGAACCATTGGAACCGGAACCACCGACGTTTTGTTTGCAGTCCATACACTTCGTAGCTTGCGCATTGTTTGCTTTTGCATCAGGTGTTATGCCGTCAGCCGACCAACAATCAGGTGGGGTAGCTTCTTTACTAGGGTCATATGCGCCTTCGTAGAATGTACGTGATATGTGCTCTGCCGCCGCAACGATGATTACGTTCATGGTATTTGATTCACTAGCCGCAACTTCTTTACCACCTGAAATCATGCGGAATACACGACCACGGATAGATATACGATGATTGCTAGAACCCTCGCCGCCCATCAATGCTTTTGTAGTTGCATCTAGTTCGAACTTTTGTAAGTGAGCCGGTAAGGGCATGTTTGATAATGCTAAATCTGTAGACATTTGTATCTCCTATTTTTTAGTAATAACTACTGCGTATCTGCTGTTTACGTTTAACCCCGGTGGGTGCAGGTCGGGATAATCCTCTAGGAATTGAGTCATGTTTCCTTGGCTAACTCGCTTCTCTAATAAATCTAATGCATCGTGCTCTTTAATGAAGTTATGGAATGAATACCAATCGTTCGTGTCGTAGCGTTTGTAAATCCGCTTTGTAACCGTACCAAATTCCGTACGCATACTTTCAGCGCCCATCGTTTTAAGTATCTCTAGAAGCTCATTATTGATTACATCTAATTGGCTTTCTAAAGCTTTATCTTCCTCTTCATAAGCCGCAGAAATTGCTCTGCGTTTGTCCCTAATTTTTACGTAAATCTTAACCAACTTCTTAGCTAAGTCTACTTTTTCTTCTGACATAGTACCTCCTTATATCCAGTGAAATTCCATCTTACTCCTTATGTTTAACAATGTCAACCTTCTTCTATAACTGTTTTATACAAATCAATCATTCGAGAGTGGATGTCGACTTTCTCGTCTAACATCTTGTACACGCGGGCCTCTACGGGACTGCCTTGTAAGTGCACTACAGTTACTGGGTTTCGTTGTCCTGCGCGATGTACGCGGGCATTGGCTTGCAAGTAGGTCTCGATAGAAGTAATCGGTGCCCACCATACAATTACGTTTGCCGCATGAAGTGTTACCCCGTGTGCCGCGGCTTGTGGTTGAATGACTAGTACCTTCGGGTCTTGCGTATCTTGGAACTGTGCAAAGATTGATGTCCGTTTAGTAGCAGATACTTCCCCATTGATGATAGCGTTACTAATCCCACTTGCCGTTAGCTCATTTGAAATCTGATGAATAACATGTTTGAACGGAGCAAAGATTAGTACCTTGTGACTAGCCTCTTCTATAACTTCTTTCAGAGCACTCATACGCTCAGCGCAATCGAACGCCACGACTTCTCCACTATCCGAGTAGACTGCACCTGCGCTTAACTGCAATAGTTTGTTTAGATTGGCGGCCGCATTGACTGTGGTTATTTCTTCCCCTGCCGCTACAGTAGTCATCTGTTTGCGTAGTAGCTCGTAGTATTTTACTTGTTGCTTAGATAGTGGGGTCTCCCTAAATACATGGGTAACTTCGGGTAAGTCTAAGCATTCTTCCTTGGTAAAACGTATGGCTGGTTGAAGTGCTTGGAATACAATATCCTCTGACCTTGCACGGGGTACCCACTTGAACTGCGTTAGGCGTTGCATCACCATGTCCCTAAACCCACCGAAGAACTTAGGCACTGAAGTAGGACTGACTAGCTTAGCTAACCCAAAGGCATCTGTGGGGGATTGTGCCGCTGGAGTACCTGTCATCATCCATAACCAAGTATCAGGCTTTACTAGGGAGTTCAACACTTTCCATCGTTTAGTCTGTGGGTTCTTATAGGCATTGGCTTCGTCTACTACAATCAAATCAAACCCACTCTTTGCCACTTCCTCACCAATAATCTCTAGCCCATCGAAGTTGCATATAACAAAGTCGGCGTCACTGTGGATAGCCTTGATACGTTTCTCTCGGGAATGACTATGCGCAATCACACATGTACGGTGGAGCGCGAACTTAAAGATGTCGTTTTGCCATGCGGACTGCATGATTGATAGTGGGCACAATACTAAAACACGTTTAACAGCACCTATGTTCATTAGGTAGTCAGCCGCCCATATAACACTGCCTGTTTTACCTGTACCCATCTCACTAAAACAAAATGCTTTGCGATGCAGGGTTAGGAAGGCCGCTGTTGTCTTTTGGTGGTTGAACGGCTTGTACAGGCCAGGCCACTGGTAGTGTCCCAAAATGGGACTAGGTACGCTTTTATAGCGTAAGTTTTTAAGCACTTGAGATTCTTCTAAACCCCAATGTACTAACACTTCACCTGAATCTAATAGCTTGCTTTTTGGTATGACCGTTGTAATTTTTTGTGGGTCACGCACTTTCAATAGCAATGCTTTGTTGTCAATAATTTGCACTAAATGCCCCCGTCGGCGATAGAGAATTGCACCATATCGATGTTTCGATTGGCGTTGTAAGTGACCCGTCTCGTGGGTCAGTCGATTAAATCGTAGCGCGGAGTCATACAATACGAAAGGTTTGCACTACTTCAATTGGTGTTGTTTGCCATGAACCGATTTATCGCGGCTCTCTAATCCCACTCACACCTAACGGACTAGAGACTTGTCGTAATTCATTTTTTTACTGTTTTCTTTTTATAGTTTCTTGCTCGATTCTTACTCGGCTCTTCTAAGTAGTAGCCATCTGAGTTTGAACCACCCTTGCTTAATGCTTTTACATGACTTACGTCTTTACCCGTGCGGTCAACCCCTTTTTTATCTAGGGCTCTACGTGCACGTTGGCGTTCCATGCGGTTAGGTAACTCGCCGCGTTTCTGTTGCAATTCATAGTCTTGCTTGTAATCTCGTTTCTTTGTAGCCATAGTTAACTCCGTGTATTATGGTGACAGTCTACTACTGGGCACCAACCTTTGCAAGTGAAGTTAGGTTTCGGGCTCCATGCCTCTTTCTCAATCGAGGCTTCTAAACGCTTGGTGTCTTCCAACCATTTCATCCAGTATATATGTTGCTTGTCATTTGTAAAGTCTGTTTTTACAAAATCATTTGCCACTACAAACATCAAGCCCGCTTTAATCTTTTTAACGTCGGGGAAGTGTTTAAACACAGCTAAAGATAATATTTCTAACTGCTTAGTGTCTGCATACTTACTGTTCTTGCTCGTCTTGTAGTCTACTAAGAACGCCTTATCTGCACGAATAATCAACAAGTCAGCTACGCCACGCCACCAAACTTCAGGGTCATAGAAGTCACAGGGGGTTAGGTCTTCCTTCAAGCCCATCTTATGTTCACAGTATCTATCGCCCTCTATCTGTTCTAAGGGTCTTAGTTGTTCTTGCAAGAATATAAACTTCTCAGGTATCGGCGTACCATCTCGCATGTATAGTTCAGCGGCCTCGTGCACCATCGTCCCATATAGCAAGTGGTCTGCGGGTGGTTCTACTATGTCTTTCTTAATTCTAAGCCTGAAGTACTTGTGCGGGCATTGCAAAAACAAATTCAAACTACTATACGACCACGTGTACTTAGCCATTAACAATCACCATAACTCTCCCCAATACCTGATTCACAATTTAAAGGTAGGCCAGTGGCCCACTTCGGTATCCAACGCATGCATTCTTCTACGTAAGTCTGTGCTTCTTTTGCTTCTGCGACGGGCGCAATCACGCCGATAGCATCGTGAACTGTTAGTACAACCCGATACTTTTTAGCAATCAATGCCATCTGTTCTGCAATAATGCACCTAGCAAGTGCTTGGCATATATTCTCTATAAGCTTACCACCGTACAACTTAACTTGGCCTTTGCGAGTCTTGTATGAAAACTCAGGGTACCCTTCTTTGTTAGTGCCCTGCCTAATAGTATCATACCGTTGCCATAAGCCGTTGGGTAATTCGAAGCCTTTCATGTCGGGGTCAAACCTAATTACACCTTCTCGGCCTAGCGTACATGCACTGCCTGATATCATCGCCTCAATACATAGTTGGGCTTGGCGCCACAATGCTGGAATCTTCGAGTAGGTTGCACGGTACACCGAGATAATACGTTTGCACTCTTGCAAGTCTAGTTCTGCGCCTGACGTAATTAGCTGACCGTGAAACTTATCTCCACCCATGCCATACCCTGAGCCTAGAATTGTGGTCTTACCCACAAAGCGTTCAAAGCTTTCTATTTCTTCTACGGGTTTAGAGTAGATACTACTTGCCATAATCTTGTATACATCCTCACCCTTAGCGAACGCTTCTACTAAGTCGTCCTGTCCTGCTAACCATGCAAGTACCCGTGCTTCAATCTGTGACGAGTCACAGTCAATCATTACGTAGCCTTCGGGGGCTTTGATAGACTTCTTCAATTTGTTTGCGTTTTGTCCGCGTGATGGCAAGTTTTGTAGGTTTACTTTGTCGTCACCACCCCACCGTCCCGTGTGCGCGGCGTAGTATCTTAGGGGTACTGGCATCAATCCGCGGTTGGCTATTCCCATGAAGCGTTGAGTTCGAGACTCTTCCAGAGTAGATTTATTTCCGAGTCTGGCTGCCACTAAAACTTGAACACGTAAGTCAGGGTGGTCTAGTAGTTCTTTGAACTCTTCATCGCTCTTGGCAAATGCATAGGTAAGTTTGCCCGTGGTTGGGCTCGTCTTCATTGGGGGGTCTACCTGTAATTGGCGTAGTAGTCCTGCGAACTTTTCGTTAGACATCAGCATTTCTTTTTCTGTCTCGCAAGCCGCGAGTAGCTTGGCTTTCTTGTCGCAGACAATGCGCATGTGTTGCTCTAACATCAGTGCATCTAACTCAAGCACAGGCTCGGTAAACATCTTTAATGTAAGGTCAATTACTTTTAGTTCTTTGGGTGGGAATTTGGCAACTAGGATTTGGAATAGGTCGTAGGTAAGCACCACGTCATTGACGCAGTATTCGGCATAGCGCTCGAGTTCTTCCGTGCTAAAGTCTGCGCGGTGTTTGCCCATAGCGTTGATAACCTCGTTGCCCTTAACCCCAATCTCGTACCGCTCAGCCAGTGCTTTAAGGGAACCGCCTGCCTCAACCCCATGCAATGCACGAGCCATACATAATGTATCTAGTAAGACTTTGGGATGGCAGTCAAATACAAATGATAGTATCGCACCGTCAAACATAGTATTGTGTGCGAGTAAGGCGGAGTTAGCCCAGTCAAGGGATTGTAATTGTGATTTCATTTCATCCCGAGTGCCCGTAATCCAGTAAGGCTTCTCCTCATTGACTTTAACCCCGCACATGATGGCCTCGAAGCGATGGCTACGGATATACTCCTCGGTAGTAACTTTAGTTAAAGACCAATCCCTATCGTAGAAAGTCTCGAAGTCTAGTGTGATTATGTTCATTGGTTATTTTTTTCTTTCGCAAGTTTCTTTATCATAGCAAGCTCTGTTGAGTTTAGTGTTACCTTACCCAGCGATAGCGTTGAGGCTGTAGTTGGCAGTCGGAGAGCGTTAATTGCCGCCTTTCTATTTTTGTCGTCGTATGTTAAGTCGTAATCCTCGGCCGCATGCACTATGGTCTTAAGTATAGACTGCCTAAGTTCATTTCGTTTTAGTTCGGCTAGTTTATTATGCAGGGCACGGTATTCCCCTACGGTAAACGGGGACTCATCTTCACCGTCGTCAAGAGCCTGTCTAACTTTATACCATTTATTGTTTAGCCTGTCTTCAATAAACTCCTCGGGGAATTTATCCATGCGGTCTAGTAATGCCCTAACTTCTTCGCATATATCAGACTTGTACTCTCTAAGTAATGCTTCAACTTTATCGTGCATGAACGTCATCTCCAACTAATGAATAAAAATTAACGGGGTGTTTTGAAAACCTCGTAGGCTCAGACCGAGCCACTACAATATACCCCTCCTCTAACAGCCAATTTAAATGTCGGCTTGCCGTGCGTTGGGATATATCAAATTCTTTAGCCACTGTTCTAGCAGTAGCCGCGCCGCGTTTCTTTAGAAACATGTATATCGTTTCTCTACGCCCTTCTGATAGTGCTACGGTTCTCATCGTCCCTCCATAATCCTTGTAATGCACTGCTGTAAATCCTCGATGTTATCCTCGTTTATGATAAGTGAATACCCACCATTCTTTGAGATAGACGCTAGGTTCTTAAGCTGTAATGCAGTAGGCACGTTCTTTCCGGCTTTGCACTCTATGCCTATGAACTTACTCTTGAAGCATGCAACAACATCAGGTACACCCGACGCACCATACCCGCCCGATACAGGGTAAAAGTAATAGGCGCCCGCTTCCTCTAAAATCTTTACTACTTTTTGTTTTACTTTCTTTTCCGGTGTTACTGCCATGTTATGTTCCTAATAGCTTACCGACTTCGGTAAGTTCTTTCTTTGTTACGTCTAAAAATATGTAATTCGGATTAACTTTAAACCCTTTCAAGTGTACTAAATCACCCTTCCCATCTAACATCCTAAGCAATGCTATCCGTTCCCTTAGCCAACTAGGGTAATCACCGCGTATATATTGTGGTTCCTTCTCTCTCTGTATTGAGGTTATATTACCCGTATCATCTAGATGAACTACAATCATGCTCATACCTTACCCCTAGTGCAGTTAGTCGTCATCCACCTAGCGAACGATGCCTTGTCATTTGTAGGCACTACCATCTTTTCTATATAGACATGATGTAGCTTAATGTCTGCCTCGTACTTCCTGTACATGTCATGCCTTTGTTTCCGTGCATCTGCAGTGGTTGTACCCCAAGCAAGTAATTCCCCGTGCGTTGGATGTACCACTGATATTTTATATAGCACCATTATGTTTCCTCGTAATGTAATCCTTCGTTGCCGTTCGGACCAATAATATCAATTCTAGTCTCGTCCCAGTTAAGGGGGCAACTCGTCCACGCACACTCTTTAGTGCCTGCCAAACTCTTACCGCACACATCACACAGTGGGTCTTTGGGGTTCTTTCTAAAGATGTTATCGAAGTTGTCCTCAAACTCTTTACTGTTTACCCTGCTCTTGATTGCATCCCCCGTTATATCATTCTTGCTCGCCATCTTTCTTCTCCTTCTCCCTTTTAGCAAGTGTAAGCCCTCGCATTATTAACCGCTCAAAGCCCAACTGCATGAGGTACTGCTTGCCTTCCTCATCTACATCCAGCTGGGCTATGGCACTGCCATCGGGTTGGTCAATTAAGTCGCCAATCAATTCTATTTTCATATCTGTATCCTATGGTTTACATTTTTGTCTGTTTGTACACTATGTGAGCGCTTTTAGTTCAAAACTAAACTAATAGTGTAGACTTGTGTGTAATTTTAAACCGTTTATTCAACACAAACTTTTTTGTCTATTACGAATTAAACGCAAAAAAGTGATATATCAAATGTTTGGTATATCAAACAGTCTTACCTATATAAGTTGCCTTAACGTTATCTTTGAACTGCAAAGTCACAGCGCACTCTTGCCCTTTGTTTCCATTAAAAAGTTTATAAACTCCAAATCCCATGGCAAGAATTGCAATGGTCAGTAGGGTTGCCACGATTACTACTGCTCTATCTCCACTACGGTCGCAGTTGCACTTGCGCCCTTGCTCACAGTTTTGATTACACGGCATCATCTTCTCCCGTAAAGTATTCAATTACTGTATCCAATGCCCCTATTACTTTGGTGTCATACTCCACGTCGTCGGGGTGGGTTGAGTGCCAGTCAACAATCTGTCTCCTACTTGACTTCAAGTGTGCGCCTACTATGGCATCCAGTATCTCAGCTAACTGCGTTGAATCTGATAAGTCTAATGTGATTTTCATTCTATGTCCTCTCTGAAGAATTCTTCCTCATCTATTATGATACGGTGAGCGTCAGCTTTCATTTGGTCTAGCACTTCGATGATACCCTCAAAGGTATCGCTTGCTACGGTTGCATCACAGAACCCCATGAGCGAACCATCGCGGTTGTAATATACTTCTTTTACCTCATAGTATGGCTCATCAAACGCACCTTCAAACTTAACTACTCGATAGTTCCAGCTCATACCTCAACCCCATCGTTGTGCAAGTCAAGTTCGTCGATGTCTATCTCTGACTCTTTACCGCTAGGCAGTTTACCTATGATGGATGTCGGGAAGTGGCCTGTCTTTAGCACTTCAACTACACACTCGCCCTTTTTCCACCATACCCATCGTGGCATTGTTCGTTTACTTGTCATACTAGTGCCCTTTCTTTGGTTGTCTGAATCCGTCGGGTACTTGTCCTGCTGTTAGGTTTTGCATTACCAACATCATCTGCTCGATTACTTTTTGGTGGTCATCAAGTCTAGCCTGCATACCTAGTAACCCCTCGTGCATTGCCTTTAATGTATCGCGTAGTTCTGCGTCTGTTAGTGGTATTCCTGCGCCTTGTGTCATGTCATTCTCCCTAGTGTTTTGATTGCCTAGTATTGCTACCAAATTTATCCCAACTTTTCGATAAGTTATCAATAAAGTCTTCTTTTTTTACTCTCATTTGCTTTGCAGACATAACCAATGACAACGATAGAGCCGTCATCGCATCGGGAAATTCTACCCCATCGTTATTAAAATCAAGCATTATCCTTGCGGCAAGCATACTAATTTCTTCTCCGGTACGTAAAGCCATCATTCATCTCCATATTTAGTTTGTAATAATAATTCGCAGTAGTGTATCGCTTTCTTGATATCCTCTGCGCCGTTCTTAGCGTGGTGCCTGCAAACGTATTTCACGATGTTGCCTTCGAGAAAGCCCAGTTCATTAGCCACTATAAATATCACTGGCTGTATAGGCATTTCGGCGTAGTGATTACCACCCACCTGCTTATTCAATGCATTAGTAAGGCGTATGTTCTCAGCCCTTGCTATCTCCTCAAGTATTTCATCTTCCCTCATGTCGCACATTCCGTCGCTCATTCCATTCTCCTATTAAAAACATGCATGCCATACCCAATGTAAACGATACCCAGTAGCACTGAATATACTCAATCACCATGTTTGCCATTAGCCATGTCCCTTGCATCTCGTTCTGCTTCTATTTGAAAACGTAGGTATATGTTCTCAATCAAAGTGCCTAAGTTATTGTTTGATGTATTAGGCACGCTAAGCACTATCCTACGCACGGCTTCCCCAAAACTTTCACGGTTCTTATCGTCTAGTTTTTCCATCACCAACTCCCGAACATCTGCATGCTACTGCCAATGGCAACACTTTTAGAGGAACGTCTAAGTCTTTCTCGTTCTTCCTTAGTCCTAGGCTCTTGAGGCCTATCCATTAGATTAATTACCCTAGTAACACTTTGCACAAGTTTGTCGTCCTTTGTGGGCAGGGTGGCAGGTAAGTCAGATATAGGTTTTATATACGGTATTGCCGCGTTGTATACATATAACCGTTTGCCGCCTATTGTTCTTTTATCCCGAGTCAAGTGTCCGCGCAGTGCTAACCACTCTAAGTAACACTTACCTTTATTAAAGAACCCCAACTCCTCTACGCATTCTTTACCTGATACATCTTTACGAGCGGCGATATAGTTATACACAATCTCTTTGTTATTGTTTACTTCAGCGTCTATCTCAGCTTTCTTTCTAGCCGACCGCTCTCTTTCTCTTTCATTATCGCGCAGACTCATCTTGTTTTTCCTTTTCGTTCATCATTGCATTTGCTATCTCGTAGCTGAATTCCGCGTATTGTTTTGTGCTACAACCATACCCTTTACTGGATATCAGTCCGTTCATAGCCATCATGGCAAATAAATCTCTTACATTAAGGTCGTCCATTCAATCTCTCCACAGGCTTAGCCAGTAAATACTTATCACCCATCGATTCAATTACGGCTCTCACTCGGCGCTCACGATTCGGGTCGGGCTCAACTTTCAACCCATACATGCTCTTTACTATCAGTCCATGCCCATATTCGTCAAATATCTTTTCTATATAATCAAACATAAACTTATTCTCCAGTCCTTAACAATGTACACCCTATCGGATTAAAAGTCAAACGATTTCAGTATGTCGTCTACTTTGCGCTTAACATCGGTACGTAGTATCGAGTCCTCACGTAAGTCAGTAGCATCTATACCCATCAGTGTGCTCTCGAGTTTGCGACGTGCATCCTCAAGCTTTGGGTCATTAGTAACATTTAAGTTACTCAACATACTGCAGATGTCTAGGGCATTACTAACCAACGTATCCCTAAATATCTTTCTCGTCTTATCGTCGGCGTAGTCTAGGCGCTCACTCAACTTACTCATGCAGTCATGCAACCTATCCCACATGTCCTGCATAGCATCGTCTAGCTTAGCCTTGTAGTATCCCTCGAACTGAGACTGCAACTCATCTTTAATCTCAGTCCCTACATCGACGCGGAAGTCCCCCATCTCGGGGATGGGGAGAAACACATACCTAAACTTAAACCGCTCGGCTATGGTTGTTGCGTCAGGGAATTCGTTTCGGTCAAACAAATCGCCAAGCTGAAACGCCGCCGCTGATACCAGTAGCGGATACTGCCTAACGAAGTCTGCCACCAAGTCATTGAACTCCTGCTCGAACTCCCCTAGCTTAGCCTTGTAGTCAAAGAATACTTTCATAGGCAGTAGGCGTGAGCCACCATCAGACCAAGGCAACGATTGCTCGTAGTGCCAAGACCTAATAGCGGCCGCGTGTTTCTGTATCTTAGCCAGTGCATCATTACCTGCTAACAAGTGCTTAGATACCGATGCCGCATTTTTACTATGCGCGGACTTTGCGACTACGACCTCATCGGATGTTTTCTTGTCCATCTTGCGACCAGTCCACACCGATAAGTTTAAGTCTACCAATACTGCTGAGTTCTGTATCATTCTTCCTCTCCTTCGTTTAAGTAATTCATATCCCAATTTCCATTTTCATAATCCTCTAGTTCTTGGATATAAGTCTGGAGTTCCGTCGTTACTACATCGGGGATGTCTCCCCCGTATAATTGCTCAATAGTGCCGTCGTCCCACTCTACCTGCACGAACCATTTAGCTACTTTCCGCTCACTCATTCTGTCTCTCCTTCAGTGTCCATTGTTGTGAATGTTTCTAGGTAGTTAAGGGCTTGGATTACACCCGATATTTGATGCGGTTCGCAATAGTATTCTTTGCCTTCCTCGGTTGTAAGATTGACGTTACCCTCGTAGATTGATATCAACAACTTGTTAGTAACAGATAGTTCTACAACTGATTTAAGTGCATGCTCAAGATTACTTGGACGCCCTTTGCTACGACCTTGGGATACTGTATATACCATATCTGCTAATTCTGCAGGGGCTTCTACCTCTACTTGCTCTGCCTCTTTCATTGCCTTACGGATTTTATACACGATTGCTAAGTCGCATTTAGCCTGAGTCGCTATTTCTTTTGCAGTCATTTCAGGGTGTTTAGCGCAAAGTTTGCGTGCATGTGCTGTTTTATTTACTTTAAGTGTTTTAGTCATTTTTAAATCTCCAATATGTAAACTACGGTTTATAAATTAAGCTACTTCTTTATCCCATTCGTTACTCTGAATGGTTTCCCACACAGCCTCATCACTACATAGATACTCGTATTCTTGCATTAGAGTTCTATACAGGTCTTTGGCATGTTCATATAGCGCGTCTTTAACG